ATTGCGAGCACCCCATGAATGTGGCGCTAGATCTGGCAGGATCTCGGGAACTAACCATGGCGGATTGGTCCGCATATGATCTAAAATTCCCGATGGGCATGCATACTTCAGGAAATAGCTTCATCCAACTCGTCAATGATGGAGCGATTGAATCCACTGCTGAGAGTAATCCTCTTAACAATTCGAGAATTGAACGCTTGATACTTGAGATAGACGAAGCTGAAGAAGTCCTCCTAGAAGCGAAGCAAACCTTGGAGAAGCGTCCAGAAAAGGCTTCCAGACTCTTGAGTTACTTTGGCGCCTTCTCGTTGGCAGTTGCGACTCATTTGACCGGCTATTTGGTCAAGATCATTGCGATGATCGCTTCCTTGCTGAAGTAGCACTGTAAGAAAAGACAGTTGATCAAGCCGAGAAGGCTTAAGTCGAACGCATGCCCACCACCCGCGAAACCGTCCTCGCCGCGCTGCACGCGCGACTTCAGCCGCTTGCCGCCCTCACCCTGCGCGACGAGGTGCTGCCCGAGCGGATCCCCGCCGCGGGGCTGATCATCTTGCGCGACGGCCAGCCTGGCGAGCCGGAGGTGACGCTGTCACCGCTGCGCTACCACTACCAGCACCGGGCCGAGCTGGAGATCGTCGTCCAGGCGGGCTCCGGTCGGGCAAGCGCCTTCGACGATCTGATCGCCGCAATCGGCGGGGCGCTGGAAGCCGACCGGACGCTCGGCGGCCTCTGCGACTGGGTTGAACCCGAGGCCCCCGCCTCGGTCGACCTGCCGGTCGAGGGCGCGGCGGCGCTGAAAGCGGCGGTGATCACCGTCGTGCTGCACTACAACACGACCAGCCCTCTGGCCTGACACCCCACATCCAAGGAGATCCCCATGGCACGCGCACACGGCGCGCGGGCGCAGATGGCGCTTGCGTTCGAAACCGTCTACGGCACCCCACCCGCCAGCGGCTACCGGCTGATGCCCTTCGCCCGCACTACGCTGGGCGCGGAACAGCCGCTGTTGAACAGCGAACTGCTGGGCTACGGCCGCGATCCCCTGGCCCCCATCAAGGACGCGGTCACCGCCGATGGCGAGGTGGTGGTGCCGATCGATGTGGAGGCCTTCGGCTTCTGGCTGAAGGCCGCCTTCGGCGCACCGACCACGACCGGGACCACGCCCAAGACCCACACCTTCCAGTCGGGGAACTGGACGCTGCCCTCGATGGCCATCGAGGTCGCCATGCCCGAGGTGCCGCGGTTCGCGATGTATGCGGGATGCGTGATGGACCAGCTCTCGTGGCAGATGAACCGCTCAGGCCAGCTGACCGCCACGGCCCGGCTGATCGCGCAGGGCGAGGCCATCGCTGCCACTACCGCTGCAGGCACGCCCACCACGCTTGGTCTGCAGCGCTTCGGCCATTTCAACGGGGTCGTGAAGCGCAACGGCACGGCCTTGGGCAATGTCGTCTCGGCGGAGATCACCTATGCCAACGGGCTCGACCGGATCGAGACCATCCGCAACGACGGCAAAATCGAGGGCGCCGATCCCGGCATGGCCGCCCTGACGGGGCGGATCGAGGTGCGCTTCGCCGACTCTGCGCTGGTCACCCAGGCCATCGACGGCACGCCCTGCGAGCTCGAGTTTGCCTACAGCCTCGGCGCGAACGCCAGCTTCACCTTCACCGCCCATGCAGTCTACCTGCCCGTTCCGCGGATCGAGATCCCCGGGCCACAGGGCATCCAGGCGACTTTCGACTGGCAGGCCGCCAAGGCCACCAGCCCCGCCCGCATGTGCACCGCCGTCCTCGTCAACACCGTCACGGGATATTGACCATGATCCGACTGAACCTGTCGAACCGGCCGGAATGGCTCGACCTGCTGCCCGGCCTGCGCGTCCTGGTGGCCCCGCTCACCACCGCGCTGATGGTCTCCGCCCGGGCCGATCCCACCATCGATGGCCTGACGGACTCTTCCAGCCAGGAGGACATGGCGCTGGCCATGGCCAAGGCAGTCGCCCGCCGCGCTGTGCTGGAATGGGAAGGGGTCGGTGACGAGGCGGGCAACCTCGTCCCGGTCAGCCCGGCCGGGATCGACGCCCTCCTCGAAATCTGGCCAGTCTTCGAAGCCTTCCAGGCGCAATACGTCGCCCGTGGCCTGATGCTGGATCAGGAAAAAAACGCCTCCGCGCCCTCGCCGACTGGTCCTTCGGCGGGGGCGACGGCTACTGCGCGGCCTGCGCAGGCCCCTGCCCCGACTGCCCCGCAAGACTGAACCGCCCGCAGACGGTGGAGGGCTGGCAGGTATGGGACCTGACCCAGCGCCTCGGCGGCCAGCTGCGCATCGCGCCGGGCGCGGTCATCGGTTGGGACATGGGCGCCGCCCTCGCACTGGCGCAGTCGCTGGGTGTCAGCGCGCTGATCGCCGCCGAACTGCTGCCCGAGATCGAGGCGGTGATGGTGCGCAAACTCAACGAGCAGATGGAAGGACGCCGGAATGGCTGAGAAAAAGGTCTCCGTCCGCCTCGTGGCGGAGGGCGGACGGCGCGTGCGTGCCGAGCTGGAAGGGGTGGGCGATGCCGGTGCCCGCGGCTTCGGCCGCCTGTCGCGCGAGATGGAACTGGCGAACACGCGGCTGGCCGCTTTCGCACGCCGGGCGGGGCTTGCGCTCGGTGCAGCGGCTGCGGCCGCTACGGCTTCCCTCGGCCTGATCGTCCGGTCCACCGCCGAGAGCGCCGCGCAGATCCGGCAGTTCGCGCAGGTCGCGAATGCCACGCCCGAGGCCCTGCAGCGCTGGTCGGCCGGGGCCCGCACGGTCGGGATCGAGCAGGAGAAACTGGCCGACATCCTGAAGGACGTGAACGACCGGGTCGGGGACTTCCTGCAGACCGGCGGCGGGCCGATGGCGGACTTCTTCGAGAATGTGGCTCCGCGTGTGGGCGTCACCGCCGACCAGTTCGCGCGTCTATCGGGGCCGGAGGCGCTGCAACTCTACGTCGACACGCTGGAGCGCGCCGGTCTCAGCCAGCAGGAGATGACCTTCTATCTCGAGGCCATGGCCTCGGATGCCACCCGCCTCCTGCCGCTCCTGCGCAACGGAGGGGCCGAGATGGCGCGGCTGGGCGAGAAAGCTTCCGACCTCGGCGCGGTGCTGGACAGTGATGCCCTCGAAGCCCTGCGCCGCACGCAACTGGCGCTGGGCACCGTGTCGCTGGTCTTCGATGGCATTCGGAACCGCATCGCCGTGGCTGTCGCCCCGACCATCGAGGCGCTTGCGAATGCCTTCGTGGCGCTGGCCTCGGATGGCGGCATCCTGCGCGCGGCCATCGACGGGTTGATCGGCAACCTCGGCCGTCTCGCCTCCTATGCCGCGACCTTCGCCGCCGTCATGGCCGGGCGCTGGGTCGCTGGCATGGCCGCTGCAGCCCTGTCAGTGCGCGGCCTTGCCACCGCGCTCGTGTTCCTGCGCGGGGCCCTGATCCGCACCGGCATCGGCGCGCTGATCGTTGGCGCGGGTGAACTGGTCTACCAGTTCTCGCAACTGGTGGCCCGGGTCGGTGGAGTGGGCGAGGCGTTTCGCCTGCTCGGCGACCTAGCCCGCGAGGTTTGGTCCCGCATCGGCCTGTCCCTGGACGCGGCGCTTGCCCGTATGGCGGCTGGATGGGAGGGGCTGAAGGCGGCCGGTCTCTCGGCCCTCGAGGGCACCATCGCAGGCGTCGTCAGCTTCGGCGACCGGACGGCCGCGATCTTCCAGGGCGCCTATGACGCAGCCGTGGCGATCTGGGGCAGTCTGCCCGGCGCCATCGGCGATTTCGCGTTCCAGGCCGCGAACGGGCTGATCTCCGGCGTCGAAGCGATGCTGAACGGCGTCGTAACCCGCATCAACAGCTTCATCGAGACGCTCAACGCGGCGCTGGCGCTGCTCCCGGAATGGGCGACCGGCGAAGGCGGTGTCGGGATCGGCATCCTCGACCCGGTGGAACTGGGGCGCATCGGTAATCCCTTCGAAGGCGCCGCGACCGCAGCCGGTGCTGCCGCGGCAGATGCTTTCTCGGCCGCGCTGTCGCGGACCTACCTCGAGCCGCCCGATCTTGGTCTCGGCGCGATGGCCGACGACGCCCGCGCCCGGGCCGATGGCTATCGCGAGGCGGCCCGGATGCTCGCCGATGGCGCCGGTCGGCCGCTGGCCAGCTGGCAGGCGCTGAAGGATGCCGTCACCGGCACGGGGACGGAAGCCGAGACCGCACTGGCTGATGCAGCCGCTTCGGCAGATGCCCTCACGGCCGGGCTGAACGACACGGCCACCGCCGCCGATGGTGCTGGCGGCGCTGCACGCGAGGCCGGGGCTGCGGCGGCGGAAGGCGCGGACACCGCCCTCACCGGCTGGCAAGCCGTCACGGCCGCACTCGCCGACTACGCCTCCAAGGCGCGAGACATCGGCGGGGATATCGGCAGCGCGCTGGTCGGGGCTTTCACCTCGGCTGAGAACGCCATCGGCGACTTCGTGAAGACCGGCAAGCTCGACTTCCGCGACTTGGTCACCTCGATGATTGCCGATCTCGCCAAGCTCGCGGCCCGGCGCTTCATCCTCGGCCTGATTGCCAATGCGCTCTCCGGCGCGCTGGGCGGGGCGGGTGGCATCTTCGCCAACATCCTCCACGCGGGCGGCACGGTCGGCGCCCCCGGTCCCGGCCGAATTGTCCCGGCGCTAGCCTTCGCGGGCGCGCTGCGCATGCACAACGGGGGCTGGGCTGGTCTGCGGCCCGACGAAGTGCCTGCGATCCTGCAACGCGGCGAGCGCGTCCTCTCGCGACGGGAGGCGGCGGGCTACGGCCAAGCGGGCGCCTCCACCGTCAACGTCACGATCAACGCCCGCGACGCCGAGAGCTTCCGGCAGTCGCGCACGCAGGTCGCCAGCGACATCGCCCGCGCCGTGTCGCTGGGCCGGAGGGGGATGTGATGGCGTTTCACGAGGTCCGGTTTCCGGACAA